ACAGATAGGCACGAAAAAATATTGTTAGTTGTTCCCACGACATCTCTTGTAGAGCAGATGTACAAGGATTTTCAGGATTATGGTTGGGATTCTGAGTCATATTGCCACCGCATCTATTCAGGAAAAGAAAAAGAAACTGATCAACCAGTAGTTATAACAACCTGGCAATCTATCTATAAGTTAGATAGATCATGGTTTGAAAAATTTGGAGTTATAATTGGTGATGAAGCACATCAATTTAAATCTAAATCTTTAATTCAGATCATGACCAAATTACATACAGCTAAACATAGGTTTGGATTTACTGGAACTTTAGATGGCACACAGACCCATAAATGGGTCTTAGAAGGACTGTTTGGCCCATCATATAAGATTGTTAGAACAAAGGAATTGCAAGAGAAAGGTTATCTTTCTAAATTAGATATTACTTGTTTAGTACTCAAACATCCTCCACAAAAGTTTGATGTATATGAAGATGAAATTCAATATTTAATATCACATGAACAAAGAAATGATTTTATTAGTAAATTGACTTTAGACTTAAAAGGTAATACACTAGTGTTATATAGCCGAGTGGAAACACATGGTGCAATACTTTTTGAAAAGATAAATAGTTTCAAGCGAGGTGATCGAAAGGTATTCTTTATCCATGGTGGAGTAGATGCCGAAGAAAGAGAAAAAGTAAGAGAAATTACCGAACAAGAAAACAATGCGGTAATCGTTGCATCTTACGGGACATTCTCAACCGGTATAAACATTAGAAATTTACATAATGTAATTTTTGCTTCACCAAGTAAATCCAGAATAAGAAATTTACAATCTATAGGGAGAGTACTCAGGAAAGGAAAAAACAAAATCAAAGCGATGCTTTTTGATATAGCCGATGACTGTACTCGTAACTCTAAAAAGAATTATACACTAAATCATTTTATTGAACGAATTAAGATTTACAACTCAGAAAATTTTAATTATGACATAATCACTATACAACTAAGGAAAGATGGGGATTGAAGACGATTTTTACGGAACAATTAAATTTAAAAACGGTGAAGAGATATTTGCCAAAGTAGCTGCTAGTGAAGAAGAAACTAGAACTTTTTTATTAGTTAGTAATCCTATTATGGTTTTTGAAGTTAAGAAAAGAGATGGAACCGTATGTGGATATAAAGTGGAACCATGGCTTAAAACGACCAATGAAGATATGTTTGTTGTTAATATGGAGGATGTATTGACTTTAAGTGAATCTTCTGATGTAGGAATGATTAATATGTATCAATCATTTGTAAGACAATCTAGTACACCTACAGGTAATCCTTTTAGTACTAATAATAACCACTCTAAACTTAATAGAGATATGGGATATATTTCTTCTGTATCAGATGCTAAGGATATCTTAGAGAAGATATTTAAAAAGAGCTAAACCCTTTTCATCAACCTCCACAGAGTTATTTTAGTGACATTTTAAATACTTGTCAAGCATTCTCTAAAATGTTATAATATCTACATAATTAGTTAGAGATATATGCCAATTACACCAGGTATGACTAAAAGAAAAAGGTCGGAACACTATGTTAATAATAAAGAGTTCCTAGCCGCAATTATTGTTCATAGAGATAATGTAGCATTAGCAAAAGCACGTGGTGAACCTAAACCAAGAATTTCTAATTATCTTGGAGAGTGTTTTTTAAAGATTGCTACACATTTATCTTTTAAACCGAATTTTGTTAATTATATGTTTAAAGAGGATATGATCTCTGACGGCATTGAGAATTGTGTTCAGTACATACACAACTTTGATCCAGAGAAATCTCAGAATCCTTTTGCTTATTTTACTCAAATTATTCATTATGCTTTCTTGAGACGCATTCAGAAAGAAAAGAAGCAACTTGAAATTAAAAATAAAATTCTTGAACGATCGGGATATAGTGAAGTCTTTGATGATAACAATACACTTGACGGGAGTAATTACTCAGACTATAATCAGATTAAGGATGCTGTACATGCAAAACTTCGTAATCAATGAAAGTTGCTATTATCACAGATCAGCACTTTGGGTGTAGGAAGAATTCTAAATTCTTTCATAATTATTTTCTAAAGTTCTATAATGATATATTCTTTCCTACATTACAGAAGGAAGGTATTACGACAATCGTTGATATGGGTGATACCTTTGATAGTCGCAAAGGTATTGATTTTTCTGCATTATCATGGGCTAAAGACAATTACTATGATCGTCTCTCAGAGATGGGATGTACTATTCATACAATTGTCGGAAACCATACTGCATACTACAAAAATACCAATGATGTAAATGCTGTTGATTTATTGCTTCGTGAGTATGATAATGTAACTGTCTATTCTGAAGCAACTGAAATTAAATTGGGAGATCTTAATGTCCTTATGATTCCATGGATCAATAATGACAATGAAGAAAAAACTCTTAAGTTAATGAAGAAGTCAAAATGTCCTTGTGTAATGGGTCATCTTGAATTAAAAGGATTCAGGATCCATAGAGGATATGTCATGGAGACTGGTACTGAGGTTGGTCATTTTGATAAATTTGATAAAGTTTTCTCAGGGCATTATCATACTAGATCTGATAATGGAACAGTCTATTATCTAGGAAATCCTTATGAGATGTTCTGGAATGACTATAATGATTCTCGTGGTTTTCATATTTTTGATACAGAGACACTAGAGCATACTCCAATTAATAATCCTTATACGATGTTTAAAATCATCAATTATGAGGATACAAACTATCAGACTTTTGATACTAGAGATTGTGAGGATAAGATTGTAAAAGTTGTTGTTCGTCAAAAAACTGATACAAAGAAATTTGAGAAATTTATTGATAAACTTTATTCTTCTAATATTGCAGAACTAAAGGTTGTTGAGAATTTTCAAGTTCAATCTAATGAAGATTTTGAAGCATTTGAATCGGAGGATACACTTTCAATCCTCAATAGATATATTGAGGAGGCTGAGGTAAATCTTGATAAAACAGTTATTCAAAAGATGATAAATGAGGTATATCAGGAAGCATGTGAAATAGTTTAGTATGTTTATACTTACTGTAGATGGTAAAGAAAATGATGGAGCATATTCTGTAAAGGATGATGACGGAGAGCATATCCTTTTTATTTTTGAAGAGGAAGATGATGCTGTAAGATATGCAATGATGTTGGAAGATGATAAAGGATTTCCTGAGATGCATATTATAGAAATTGATGGTGATTTAATGCTAAAGACTTGTGAAAAACATGGATATCAATATACGGTTATCACCAAAAATGATCTTGTAATACCACCTGATAATCATGATTTTATTTCATAAAATTCGTTGGAAGAATTTTCTGAGTACAGGAAATAATTTTACGGAAATTGATTTTGAAACAACTAAAACTACTTTAATTGTAGGTTCTAATGGTGCTGGTAAAAGTACTGTGTTGGATGCACTTACTTTTAGTTTGTTTAGTAAACCATTTCGCAAGATTAATAAACCACAATTAGTTAATACTACTAATGAGAAAGATTGTAAAGTAGAAGTAGAGTTTTCTGTTGGGCAGATTAAATGGAAGATAGTTCGTGGAATAAAACCAAATACATTTGAGATATGGAGAAATGATGTTTTGCTTGACCAATCATCATCTGCAGCAGATCAGCAGAAATGGTTAGAGCAAAATGTATTGAAGATGAATTATAAATCTTTCACTCAGATTGTGATTTTGGGATCTAGTACATTTGTGCCATTTATGCAGTTGACTGCTTCTACTAGAAGAGAGGTTATTGAGGATCTTTTGGATATTAAGATTTTTTCTACTATGAATAATCTTATCAAGGAGAAGAGTCGTTGTATTAAGGAAGAAGTTAAAACTTTAGAACTTAAGAAAGAATCTCTTAATGATAAAGTAGAGATGCAAAAGAATTTTATTGATGAGATAGAATCTCGTGGTAAGGAGGATATAGAAGAAAAGAATAATAAGATTGATGAACTTGATCAGTCTGTATCAAAGTTGATGAAGGATAATGAACATTATGAAGGTGAGGTGGTAGGATATACACAGATGCGAAGTCAGAGTGAGGGTGCTACAGAGAGACTTCGTAAGTTGGCTGGATTAAAAGGTAAGATTTCTAACAAAGTATCAACTATTAATAAGGAACATGAATTTTTCTCACAAAATAAGGTCTGTCCTACCTGTACACAAGATATAGAAGAGGAATTCAGAATAAATAAGAGTAACGACGCTCAATCTAAAGTAAAGGAGTTGCAGTCTGGTTATAAAGAACTAGAGGAGGCAATTAAAGAGGAAGAAGAGCGAGAGCGTCACTTTACAACTTTATCTAAGGAGATTACTACACTAACGCATGGCATTTCTAAAAACAATACTAGGATTTCTGGCTGTCAACGACAAATCAGAGATCTGGAATCGGAAATTCAGAGACTTACCGATCAACTTGCAAACAGAAATACTGAGCATGACAAGTTAGAATCTTTCAAAGATAACCTGAGTGTTACTTACGACCAACTCGCTTCTAAAAAGGATACAGTAAACTATTACAATTTTTCATATGGTTTACTTAAGGACGGTGGAGTTAAATCCAACATCATAAAGAAGTATCTACCGCTGATAAATCAGCAAGTCAACCGTTATCTTCAGATGATGGACTTCTACATAAACTTCACACTTGATGAGGAGTTTAATGAAACCGTCCAGTCTCCTATACATGAAGATTTTTCTTATGCTTCTTTCAGCGAGGGAGAGAAGATGAGAATAGACTTAGCACTCCTTTTCACCTGGAGAGAGGTGGCTAGATTTAAGAATTCTGTAAACACTAATCTTTTGATTATGGATGAGGTGTTTGATAGTTCATTGGATGGATTTGGAACAGAAGAGTTCTTAAAGATTATTAGATATGTAATTAAGGATGCAAATATCTTTGTTATATCTCATAAGACTGGTATGGATGATAAGTTTGAAAGTGTTATAAGATTTGATAAGACCAAAAACTTTAGTAGAATGGTGGATTAGTGGCCACTTATAAACATACTACAGGTAAAAGACTTCATTTTATTCATATTCCAAGAACTGGTGGAAGATTTATTCATGAAAATCTTTTATCTAATGGATTTGAACGAGAGCATAATACTGCTGGTACAATTGAGGGATCAGATATTATTCATTTGCATAGAGAGTTGTATGAGAAGCATTTAGATGTAGAAGGTATAACTCATATTGCTGTGATTAGAAATCCTATTGATAGATTCATTTCTGCTTCTATATTTTTTAAAAGAATGTATGGTGATGATATACAAGAAGCAATGGAAGATCCTATCATGTTTGGTACGATGATTCAGAATTTTCCATTACCTGATATATACACTACACCAAGTTGGTTGAGACCTCAATCAGATTTCCTTACAGAGGATACTCATATATGGAGATTTGAGGATGGGTTTAAAGAAGAGTTTGGTGATTGGATGAGTGAGATTTTGGGTGTTCCCTTCACGGTTAGTGATGTGCCATATAAGAAACTGACCACAGACGAGACCAATAAGTTGACCAGAAGTGCTAAACTTATAGATAATATACGACAATTCTGGAGGGAGGACATTGAGCAATTCTATCCCGAACTGGCAACACAATTCGGGTAAGCCACCGAAACGAAAACTTAAACCTCAGGCACTCCGTAGTGCTAGAGAAAGACGCAGACAGTTGATAAAGCGTCTACTGAACCCCACCAAGCGTGGGGTTTCGTCGTATTATGGGTTAGTACCACACAAAAGCAAGTATGGATCCCATCAGTGCTAACAAGCATAAGACCTATTTGACAGCTGAAGGAGAAGAAAGAAATTGGACTAGAGATATTTGTATTGCTGCACATACAAGAGGAATTATTGAAGACATGATTCGTGCTTTAGGACGTGGTGAAGATACTCCAGCACAACGTATGAAGATTAAACTTGTAGTTTATGAAGCTTTTAAGGGAATAT